AATACGGTAATGCGGATGCTTTGGCCGAGGTTAAAAGTTGGATGGAGCACCAAGCATACTACCTTACGGAAGCTACCGTGGAACTGGCTCGTGAACGTGGTGCTTGTAAAGATTCGGCGCGAACCTGGTATGGTCAGGGTATCTTCCCATGGGAGCGACGAGCCGCCGGGGTCAACGAACTCACGAACTTTCAGCCTGAGCTAGACTGGGAACCCCTGCGTGAACAAATGAAGCAGCATGGAGTTCGCAATGCCACACTGATGGCCATTGCCCCTGTGGAATCCAGTTCGGTGGTGATCAACTCTACCAATGGCATTGAAATGCCCATGAGCCTGATCACTGTGAAAGAAAGCAAAGCAGGATCACTCACACAGGTAGTGCCAGAATACCATCGACTAAAGAATCGTTATCAGTTGATGTGGGATCAAACTGATTGTTCGGGTTATCTCAAGACCGCAGCAGTGCTACAGGCCTATGTTGACCAAAGTATTTCGACCAACACGTTCTACAACCCTGCACACTTTGAAGGTCGCAAAGTGCCCACCACCTTGATTGCTCGCAATTTGATGCTGAGTCATCATTGGGGCATCAAGACTTTCTACTACAGTTTGATCAACAAGCAAGGTGCCAAGAGTCAAGATCTTGATGCTGTCAATGACTTTGTAACCGCAGCCGCTGAACAAGTGTTGGAAGACATCGAGGACTGCGAGTCCTGTAAGCTATGAACAGCATTGAACGCATTTGGGCCCGGGCCACTGGACACGTGATGGGACAAACTGACCATGACAGACCCGACGTGCCCATACTCACACTCAAAGAAGCTCGAGTAGCGTTGGTTCTCAAAACGTTCTGGATAGTGATACATGTTGTCACTTGCCTGTTCATTATAGCAAATACCATCCGGCATTGGTAATCACACCAGGCCAACTGAATACAAAAAACGGAGCAACCGCATGAGCAAACAACAATACAATCTGGCAACACGCACTGATTATCTACAACGTAAAATGTTTTTGGACACTGCTGGGCCTGTGACCATTCAGCGTTTTGAAGAAGTCAAATACAACAAACTGGTAAAATTTGAGCAAGAGGCTCGAGGATTCTTTTGGGTGCCTGAAGAAATCTCACTGACCAAAGACGCACAAGACTTCAAAGATTCGTCGGACACAGTGCGGCATATCTTCACTTCAAACTTGCTGCGTCAAACTGCTTTGGACAGTTTACAAGGCCGCGGACCAAGCCAGATTTTTACTCCAGTGATCAGTATTCCTGAGTTAGAAGCTTTGGTCTACAACTGGACATTCTTTGAAACCAACATTCACAGTCGTTCATACAGTCACATCATTCGCAATATCTACAACGTGCCCAAAGAAGTTTTCAACACAGTTCATGACACTGCGGAAATTGTGGACATGGCGTCCAGTGTGGGTCGATACTATGATCATTTACACATGGTCAATTGTGAACGAGAATTGGAAGTGCCTGTCAAAGAGCATTCACATGTCAAAGCCATTTGGCTAGCACTTAACGCCAGCTACGCCTTGGAAGCTTTTCGCTTTATGGTCAGTTTTGCCACCAGCTTGGCCATGGTGGAGAACAAAATTTTCATTGGCAACGGCAATATCATTGGATTGATTCTCCAAGACGAGATACTTCACAAAGAATGGACAGCTTGGATTATCAACCAAGTGGTCAAAGAAGATCCAAGATTCGCTGCTGCCAAAGCCGAGTGCGAAGCCGAAGTCTACCAAATGTATCTGGATGTTATACACGAAGAAAAATCATGGGCAGATTATCTATTCAAAAAAGGGCCAGTGATTGGTCTGAATTCTCAAATTCTCAAAGACTTTGTTGACTACACTGCCAAAGTGGCATTGGCAGATATTGGAATCCGGTATCATGCGCCTGCACCAAAATCCACGCCGATTCCCTGGTTCAACAAACATGTGGACGTCAGCAAGAAACAAACTGCGCTCCAAGAGAACGAATCAACTAATTATGTTATTGGGGTTATGTCGGATCAGCTGGATTACGATCAACTTCCTACTATCTAAGGAGAATATATGACCAATATAGTTTGGAGCAAGTACCATTGCTCTTTTTGCGATCAAGCCAAAGATCTGTTGCGCAGTCGCGGCATCAAATTTGAAGAAAGAAAAATTGGCGATGGATGGACTCGCGAAGAACTGCTGGAAGCCATTCCCACTGCTCGCAGCGTACCGCAAATCATTTTGAACAACAAGCACATTGGCGGGTTTGCTGAGCTGCGTCAGTATTTGGAAGAAACAGCCGGCGGCTTTACGGAGTAACAACAATGTTAATTAACAAAGGCGTATCAGCTGGCGAAGTGGTCAGCATCAAATTGTTCAGTGGCGAAGAACTGATTGGTTGCTTGGATGAAGCAACTGAAACTGTGTACAAACTCAACAAGCCCATGGTTGTTGCTATGGGTCCCAATGGACCTGGGCTCATGCCATTTATGTTCACAGCTGGTCCCAATCGTGTGATACCTGTAAACAAGTCAGCAGTTTCCGTAATCATGCCCACCGACAAGCAGTTTGCGGATCAGTACCTCAGCAGCACCACTGGCATTCAAATGGTTTGAAGCTATCTTTATGGGCATAAATACAATATGCCTCATGAATTTGTAATTGAAAAAAATGGTAGATTATACACATTTGACAATTACGAAAAAATTCCTAAGGATTTTGATGTTGTTGTAAAATTCTTGCCTGAATTACCTCACTGTGATCACAGCAATGCTGAACACCAGCAACAAAGACAACAAGTGGTAAAAGACTGGATATCAAAATTCAACAATCTAATGGAGATACAAAATGCTAGGTGGAGCAGCAAGAATAGGTGATCTGTGTTTGCCTGAATGTGGCAAACTGCCATTTTCTATTATCAGTGGGAACCCTACAGTTCTAGTCAATGGTCAACCAATGGCCACAATAGGATCAGCAGTGTTTCCACACCTAGGCAAAATTACCAAGTGTAAAAAAATGGTCCCAGGATCAATAATAACTGGCAGCCCTTCTGTGTTGGTCGGCGGGTCACCTGCTGCTACATTGGGTAGTTTACAGTTCAGTGGGTCGTTGCCCACTCCTGTGATCACAGCCAGTTTTGATGTGATAGTAGGTTAAGCATGGCCGAAATCAGTCCACTACAACTAATTGCTCAGGCCAGCTGGGGCAACAACACTGCCGTTGCTGTAAATAGTGAGTTGATTTCGGCCATTGACGCCTATGTTGATACACCCTTGTTGATTCCATTGGCCAATGCCATTGCCAACTCTGCCAGCGCCAATGTTACTGCTGCTAACTTGTATTTGATTGCCAGCAACAGTGTACCAGCGTTGGGCAACAGTCCTCCTTTGGCGTTTATTAGCGATCTTGGAAATGTACTCAGTGACTATGGAAATGTAGTACCTGCCAATCCAAATCTGGCTGTGACAACTTTTTCCAACATTGTGATATCAGTGGGTCAATCTTATCTGTCGGGCAACTTGTACACCACTACCAATACCAGTGTTTTTGGACAGTTGTTTCAAGCCAGTCAGGGTTTTGTGAACCAAAACAATTCATACCTCAACGCACTGACCACGATCAATTCTAACATTGCTCCAACTTTTACCAACTACAATAATTATATCACTGGTAGTCTCACCGAGGTCACCTTGGCCACTGCTGAGTTTGGACTAGATTTAGAAAAATTAGGTTTTGCGATAGATTTAGAAAATTTGGACAATTTAGGTTCGCCAGCAGCACTGCTGGCACAAATTGTAAGGTATGGCGGACTGAACGAAACTCTGTCTGGATTGTTGACCGCACAACAAATACCATTTGATACCATAGTTGATTTGACTGATACCAGTGTCACTGTCAGTGACAATGTCAATCGACGAATCTACTTGGCTTTGTCTGCTATTACCACTACCACTGCGCCGCAGGCATTGTCTGAAATTTTAGCAACGTTGTCAGTGACCACGCCCAATATTGTCAGCTTGGCTGATCTGTTGAATCCTGTGAAAATGTTCCCAAACAGTTTTCAAGCCTTGAGTGTGCCAACTATCAAAGGCAGCACAGCTATCTACATCAACAGTGCTGGTGTGGTAAATTCAAGTCTTTTGACATTGTTACCACCATACGTAATTAACACAGTGAGCTGACCATGATAGCCTATGATAGATTGAGTCAAATTATTCCACCTGACCAGGCCCTGGCCAACAAAGCTCTGTCAGTGGCCTTGGCACAAATTTCCAACATCAAAAGCACCAGTTTGCCAGGTCTGGCCAGTGCGTACAAAAACATGGCTTCAGTGGCCAATCTCAATCAAATTAGTACGCTGACAACTCCGCTGCCACCATCGGTACAAAGTTATTATGAGACAAGGTACAAGCTAGGATCTGGGCCAGGCAACACTTTGGTGATCACTGACATGATTGGCACAGCAGCAGGCATTGGTTTTACCGATAACTTTGAAAATGCCACAGAAATAATTTTGAGTCTACAAGCCAACGGTACCTTGACTGTGTTAACTGGCATATATGGTGATATCGCCAATTCAGTCAACAGTGTATACGGTGATGCTATCAATGGCCCAGTGATCATTCCGTCAGGTCCAGCAGCTGGCACATACTCGGCATTGACTGATGGGTTTGGAAATATTTTGGTCAGTGCTGCTGAAACTGCGGTCAGCGGAGTAGGTGGCTCTGCCTCGGGCATAGGCTGTATTCCCGCAGCACAGACAGCTATCAACAATATCATTGCTGCTAACTCCACAGCAACCAATAGCCTGAATTCAGCTTTTACATCAATGGCCGAATCCATTGTGAGTGAAAACGAAATTTTGAACACTGCCAATATCACTTTGACTGATATCATTCCAATAAGCTCTCAGTACTCTGAAAGTTTTATGCAAAGCCTATTTTCGTATGGAACCAATGTGGAAGTCAATGGGCCTGCTCAATATCTTGAGGCAATTGCCAACCTAGCTGACCTAGGCGGCCAGGCCATAGTGGCAGAAATGCGGCAGGTCAGAAACAACACTGTGCTGACCACAGTGGGCATTATACCAAACAACACTGTGGATCCTTTGGTTACTCCTGGCGCCCAGCCCGCCAATTTGTTGCCCAGTACCTATACCACTCAGCAAGCAGCCAATTTGATAGTGAAATAACTTGACATTTGCTTGGAAATAGTAAATACTTGCTTGTTCGCAACAAAAAATTGCGACCAATTTTTTAAAGGAAAACTCAATGAAGAAATTTTTACTTGTTTTGATGGCCACAGTGGCTACAGCCGCAGCAGCGCAGACTCAGGTCTACGGGCGTGTCAATGCCACAGCTGATTCTACCAAAGTGGGCAATGTCACTACCAATGGCATGATCAATGATATCAGCCATATTGGATTCAGAGTCACTGAAGACCTTGGTCGAGGACTTGGTGCCACAGCAGTGATTGAAACAGCCGTGGGCACACATGATCCTGTAAGCAGTGCTGACACACGTCTGGGTGATCGTCAAAGCACAGTGGGACTGTCTAGCAAACTGGGCAGTGTACACATTGGCCGCAGTGTTCACAGCCAATTTGTAGCCATCAGTGACAACGACAGCTTCAAAACCATGTACGGCAGTGTTGCTGGTGATATTCACAACCTAAGAGGCCTGCGCATGAGCAACGGCATGTTCCTAACTGTGTCACCTGTGAAAGGCATCGCCGCAGCTTGGAACCGTACTCATACCAACACCGGTGCTGAAGCCAGTGCCTACAGCGTGTCTGGCAAACTGGGACCAGCTCAAGTTACCGCTGCTCGTTTTGAACAAGGTCAAGAAAAATCCACAGTGGTTGGTGCCAACCTCACTGTGGCAGGCAATGGCGTGTTTTACAGCTACAGCGACAACGAAGGTGCTGTGAAGAAAGCCGGTCACTTGGTTGGCGTGAGTCGTCAACTGGGTGCTGTCACTGTCAAGGGCAGCTATGGTAGTACCAACACTGATGTCAAAGCTTACAATGTGGGCATGGACTATGCGCTGAGCAAGCGTACCTCAGCTGGTGTGGCTTACCGTTCTGTGTCAGCAGCCAGCGATACTCGTCAGGTTGGTGTGGGACTTACACATCTGTTCTAATCATTTGTACAATATATTTTGTATAACAGTAAAAACCCTGCCCAGCGCAGGGTTTTTCTTTTGGTTGACCAAAATTTCTTCATTTGCTACAATAACGCATAGAAAGGAAAATTTGATATGAACTTGAAAGTAAAAGCTTTGTTGTTGACCCTGGGTGCCCTGGGCGGCAGTGTTGTGGCAGCCCTGGCCACTGTGGAAATTATACAGATGATCAGCATTGATCTTCTGCCCTGGATAGGCGTAGGGTTTTTGATGATCATGGCTGTTTATGTTCTTTATAACATGATCTTGGGTCAGCTCCAAGACCAGGCCAAAATCAAGCAAATGATCGCAGAAAAATAACAAAAAACAGTGGCAAAAAAGCCACAACCCATAATGGGCAATTTTGGTTGACCAATATTTGCCGTTTTGCTATAATCAGTGCTTGTTCAACAAAACGGAGTCTGCGATGCTTGCTTCTCTCGACGGTTTTATCCAGCGTGTTGAAACACTCAAAAACATCAGCGATGCCTACTATGTTTTTGAATATGAATGCAGTGCCGAACTGCGCGACTTGATCTACAACTTTGCTGATCCTGGCTCAGTGGAACCCTTTCGTGTGGCCATGCACAATCTGGGGTTTAATACCTATTGACCCAAAATTCTCAATTTGCTATAATATTGACATTGAAACACAAAGGAGTCTGACATGGGTACTCGCAGTCGTATTGGTGTGATGCACGCTGATGTAGTCAAAAGTGTTTACTGCCATTGGGATGGCTATCTGGAGCACAATGGCCAGATCCTGCTGGAGCATTACGACAGTGCCAAGGCCAACCACCTTGTGGCCCTGGGAGACCTTAGCTCGCTGGGTCCTGTGATTGGCGAAAAACATCCTTTCAGCCCTCACGGGAGTCCTGAAGATAGCGTGGCCTACGATGCTGCTAAACAGGCTGGATGGTGTACCTTTTACGGTCGTGACCGTGGCGAAACCGGCACTGAGTGGCAAGTGGCTCACAACTTTGAGCAGTTTTACGATCAATGTGATGGCTGTGGTGCTGAGTATTACTACATCATGAAGGAAGGTGTGTGGTACGTGGGCACAACCTATAGCACTGGCGCATTGGCTGGAAAGTTGGTCCCCCTGGCCCAGGCACTGACGCAAGAAGCTGTGCCGGCATAAACGGTTGACCAAAAAATTCAAATCGGCTATAATCTGTTTTCAATCATCAACTTCAAGGAGCAATCATGCTTTACACTTTTGCTGGTACGTCTATTCTCAAAGGTCAACTCAAAGTGCGTTTTGCCAACAGCGAAGCTCGCGCTCGTCAACTCAGCAAACTGGGTGACACTGATGTCAACATTGTGGCTCTGCCCAGTGCCTCTGACAAGGCATCTGCTGTGCGCTACCTTCTGGACAGTGGCTTTGCCAAGACTGATGCTGTCAAGGCAGCACTGGAGGCTGAACTCTCTCCAGTGAGCAAGCCCAATCGTGAAGTCAAGATTCGTGTCAAAGTGGCCCGGCCTGCCAAGGCAGCTCGCAAGCCAGCCAAAGCCGTAGCAAAACCTGCTCAGGCCAAAGTTGAAGTCACTGAAGCCGAAGTTGATCGCTTGTATGCTGCGGTCTATGGACAAGAGTAAACAGACATTTAGGCATTGGCTCAACCAGCAATGGTATGAGCACTGCGCTGAGTTTGAGGGTTGGTTTGGCCGCCAACCCCACTATGATTTGAAAGACTATTTTCAACGCTACCGATGGTGGCTGCGCCGCGAATATCAACATCAACAAGGAGAGCACAGTGGGTCTTGATCAATATGCGTATGTGGCTGCTCGTGCTGGTCAGCGCGAAGAATGGTGGGACGGAGCCGAACTGGATCCTGCTACCAAAGACTACGTCAATAACAAAGTCACACAACCACGTGAACTGGCATACTGGCGCAAGCATCCCAACCTACAGGGCTGGATGGAGAGCCTGTGGAAAGAGAAAATGAATGAGGCCAATCAGGAACTTCCTGAAAGCGAGTGGGACAGTAGCTTCAATGGCATTGAGCTTGAACTCACAGCAGAGGATCTTGATGCGCTGGAACGGGCAGTGAAAAAACGTCAGCTGCCCAAGACGTCAGGTTTCTTTTTTGGCAATGACTCAGACCAGCAGTACTATGAGCATGATCTTGAGTTCATCAAAAATGCTCGAGCCGAGCTGTTCCTGGGGTTGAAAGTGTTCTATAACTCCTCTTGGTAAGGCTGTAAATATGATTGATTACATGGACGAAAGGTTTGATGGTGCAGTGAGTTCAGGTTGGATTCGAGACCTTGAATCCAGCGACAGCAGGATTCACAAAGAAAAAGTCATTGACAAAGCGTTGATGGCTGCTAGGCTGGGCAGTGCCGATGCGCAGGCTTTTTTGTTCAACTGCTATCAGGCCTACAATCCTTACTACACATTTCACGTCCGGCAGGTACCTGAGGTGTCGGGTCAGTCTGGTCGTGCCAATCCTTGGCCTATCTTTTGGGCCCTGCTGGAAGGCCTGCGCACTAGGTCCACCACAGGCCATGCTGCTGCTGAAGCCATTGTGAAATGTAGCGAACAGTTTGACGATGCCGAGTGGAACACAGTATGCCGGCGTGTGATCATCAAAGACCTGCGCTGTGGCATCTCTGAAAAGACCTTGAACAAAGTGCTGGCCAACTCAGACTGGGCCATTCCGGTGTTCAGTTGCCAGCTGGCACAGGACTCAACTGACCAACCTCGGAAGCTGGTGGGTATCAAACGCCTGGAGCCCAAGCTGGATGGTGTGCGTGTGTTGGCTGTGGTGCAGGGCATGAGTGTGAGCCTGTTCAGTCGCAATGGCAAAGAGTTTGCTAACTTTCCGCAGATTGCTCAGGACATCATGCGGCATCGTACAGCCTTTCAACACAACCTAGGCTCCGGCGGTCGCTTTGTGCTGGACGGCGAAGTCACTGGCGAAAGTTTTCAAAAGCTCATGAAGCAGGCTCATCGCAAATCAGATGCTCAAACTGATGGCATGGTCTACAACATTTTTGACATCATTCCCTTGGACGACTTTCAACGTGGTTATTGGAATGCGCAACAATACAAGCGGTTTGACATTCTTAACCGTGCTCGATCCGTACTGGATAAGTCCAAGGTCGGCCACAGCCTGCGTGTTGTGGAAGGCTTGGAAGTGGACCTTGACACTGCCGAAGGGCATGACGTCATGCAACGGTATGCCGAAGACTGTGTGGCTCTGGGCTTTGAAGGCATCATGATCAAGGCTGTGGATGAGCCCTATGTGTGTAAGAGATCAGATCGCTGGATGAAATGGAAACCAGTTATTTCAGTTGAT